GGGGGAGGCAAGCTCATGACTTGCACCTACGAGATTCCTCGAGAGTACGACCAAGCGAATGTGGTGATGTGATGGAAGACCGGCTAACGCGAGTAGAGCACAAGATAGATAGATTAAGTGAGGCGATGATCTCTCTAGCCAGGGCAGAGGAGCAAATCTCTACCGTGTTCAAGCGCCAGTCGGCTATTGATGACAAGATCAACGCCATAGAGTCAAAGATAGACGACATGGCACTCAATGCAGTCAGCGGCCGGTTCGCTGAGCGTCTGTTCTGGATTGTTGTGGTGGCCGGCGTCACAACCTGGTTTAACACAATGGGGTAACCATGAAATATCTACTGCTTGTACCTGTTCTATTCCTAGCTAACTGCTCGTCACTGGATGTTATATCTAGTGCGGTTCAGAAGTATTGCGACCTGCCCGAAACGCAGCGCGTAGCTAACCGTGAGGCCGTAGCGACCTCTGTGGCTCCTAACCGAATCGAGATAACCTGTGAACAAGCGACTGATCAAGAAGGCAGCTAAGTACGCGCTAGAGGCCTACAACGAGGACATAGATGGGGCTCTCAAGATAGAGAGCTCCAAGACCTCAACTACGGCCTATATCATTGATCACACCAACCACCAGTATGTGGTGTTCCGTGGTACGCAGCAGGCCAGAGATTGGATATTCAACCTAACGGCATTCCCTTGGCGCTACAGCGGCCGGTGGGTGCACGGTGGGTTCATGATGGCGCACAGGTCCGTCTGGAAGGAAATATCCTCTAAGCTAGACCCCAAGAAAGAGATAATCTTCGTAGGACACTCTCTGGGCGGGGCCCTGGCAGAGCTCTCAGCTCACTGCTGCCGCTTCTTCCCTGACGTTAGGCTGATCACCTTCGGTAAGCCCAACGTGTTCCTGCGGCCATCCAAGGCCAAGATGCGGGGCCTCAAGTCTCAGGTCTCATTCGTCCACGGCTCAGACATGGTGGCGCGGATTCCTGCTATTGGATTCTGCCCGGACGCAGGCCAGACAATGGTCTACTTCGACAACTGGGGCAAGACCTGGATAGACCCGCCAGAGAAGTACGTCCGAAGAGACAGGGGTATAGGTGATGCGATCAGCGACCACGATATGGCGGGCTATTGCAATCTCACTACTGTTTTCTGCAACAGCTAGCTGCGCGATCACAGAGAACCTCAAGGACGGGTACGACCCAGGAGACATCACTAGGGGCGCTGTGAGCGATTTTAAGATGTACTGTAGCAAACCTGTGTCATACTTCAGGAAGGCCGCCAGAACGGCTCTAACGCTCTCTACGGGCATCATCCTACCTGACCCTTGCGTGGTATCACTATGACCGACAACATCGTACAGCTCAACACAGCCGACAAGCAGGACGTTCTAGCCAATCGTATGTATGTGGGTCTACACGATCTTATAGCTGAGCTGCTAGAGGACGGCATGTCGCTCTACGCTGTCGTGGGTGTATTGCATGGCGCTGCTCAGATGCTCTCTCACGAGATGAACAATGCGGAATACGATGACGAAGAATAGCCCTTTAGTAAGCATGTTGATCAGACACGAGGGGTTCGTTGAGACCCCGTATCAGGACAGCTTGGGGATCTGGACCGTAGGCGTGGGTAGAAACCTGTCCCGGCCTATGGCAGACCACGAGATCATGTACCTGCTGCAATCCGACATAGCGACCTGCGAGGATGAGCTCTCTCGCAACCTGCCCTGGTTCGATGAGCTAGACCCAGTGCGCCGAGACTGCATGATCGACCTGTGCTTCAACATGGGCTACCCACGTCTATCCAAGTTTACCAAGGCCCTAGCCGCAATGGCTGAGGGGAACTGGGACCGCGCAGCCTATGAGTTTATGGACAGCCGGTGGAGCAAGCAGGTCAAAACAAGGGCCGTAGACATCTGCAACATGATCAAGACGGGCACCTATTCGTAATTACTATTGTTGACACCTAGTAAATAAATCTATAGCATCGAGTCTCCAATAACAAAAGGAGATAGCGATGCGACCATCTGCTGAACAACTAAAAGAAGTACCCTCTGCCCAGGCCCTGTCCGACTACATCGGTGGCGGCGGCTTTGGCGACAACCCTTACCCTAAAGACTCTGCTCACTACTTGCAGTACGAAAGTGCTATGCACCGCTACTTCAAGGAAGAGCTCCGTGATATGCGTCAACAGCTAAAAGGAGAGCCCGCATGCCTGTAGATATTCATGGTAAGAAATACCATACCGTTGCGGAGCGTGTGCAAGCGTTCCGAGAAACTGCGCCAGACCTGACCATTGAGACAGAGATTGTCCGTTGGGAGGGTGACGACGTGGTAGTTAAGGCGTCCATCAGCGACAACGGCAAGCTAATTTCTACTGGCTTGGCTCACGAGGTCAGGGGCTCTACTAACATCAACCGCACGTCCCATGTCGAGAACTGCGAGACTAGCGCAATTGGGCGCTGTCTAGCGGCATTTGGGCTAGGTGGCACTACTGAGTATGCAAGTGCGGACGAGGTGGCCAACGCCATTGCACAGCAGAACAAAAAGCAGTTTGAAAAAGAGCTAAACGAGGCTCTGGCAGAGAACACTAAAACCGTGCTTAGGTATGCTGAGTCAGTCTTAGCAATTAAGGCAGGAATAGCATTAAATGATTACTCTACCGCTTCCGAGGAGTGGTTTAGTTTAACTGATGAAGACAAAACGATCCTTTGGAAAGCGCCTAGCAAGGGTGGTGTTTTCACTACTCAGGAGCGAGAGATCATGAAGTCTGAGAAATTCCGTAAGGCTAACGGCGATGCCTAATCCGGGTCGCTGCGAGGTCTGCCTCGGAAGAATAAGCGTGAGCAAAAAGGTGACTGTGTGTCGCCAATGCTTAACTCTAAGAGATGTATTAAATAAACTGTGGAAAGGAAAAAAAGATGGAATACGATAACACCAACACTGGCGCTAGCTTTAAGAACGACTCAAAGACTGAGGATTGGCATGCTGATTTCAGGGGCTCCGTGAACGTAGACGGGGTTGATTACTGGATAGACAATAAGTGGAATCCACCTAAAGACGGCAAGAAGGGTTATATGCGTCACAAGTTTAAGCGCAAAGAGCCTAGACAAGATGCCGCTCCTGCGCCAAAGCCACAAGCAGCGCCTGCTGTTGATGATCTTGATGAAGATTTACCGTGGTAGATGTCTATGTCTGTTAACTTTGGTGCAGCTCTTAGAGAGCTACAAGAAAAAAAGGGTGTGTCGTCGTCTGAACTGGCGACACGCCTAGGAGTTCAAAGGCAGCGTGTAGACTACCTACGTAACAAGGAAGACGTCAGGCTCATGACTGTAGTGCAGGTCAGCGAAGCTCTAGGCGTCAACTTTAATACGTTCGTGAAGGCCTGTAAGCAGTGAGGCCTTTTAAGGACGCAGAGCATGCGATACGGATCGCTGCGTGGAATGCAATAGACCGCGCAGTCCCGTTCGCTGTCACCTACACAGCACACGGCTTCCAGGTCGTGGCGCTGTCGGAGGTTAAGAAAAAAGAAACCATAGCGGAGGTCGTCCATGATCTGGCCGAGACAATACGCTTTTCAGATTATGAGCCTGCCCACCAGGGAGGAGCGGAGGGCCGCGCTCGAGAAAGTGCCAGAAGAGATGAGGCCGCTCGTAAAATTACATGTGGAGATAGCTTATGATCGAAGAAGATCGAGAAGGATTCTTTCTAAAAATCGCTGAAGTGTCAAAAAGGCATGCTGAGGCAGAGGCAGAAAAGTCTTATCTTATGGAGTACCGCAAGAGTCTTAAGAGCCTGCTAATGATCAAGGCAGAGAAAGAAGATGCTAAGATGCCAGTAACAAAGCAAGAGCGGTACGCTTACAGTCACCCAGATTACCAAAAGCTATTGGATGGGCTTAAGGTAGCTGTAGAAAAGTCTGTGCGTTATCGGCATCAATTCACTGTCATGCAAATGGACTTTGAGGCATGGCGATCTAAGAACGCTAGAGAGCGAGCAGAGGCAGGAATGCGATGAAAGATCACTACAGAGCCCCTCACGACATAAAGCAGTTAGAGAAGATGTACCCGGTAACCAAGCGTGCGTTTAGCTACAAGCTCATAGAGTCCAGGTTGCACCTGATGGATGAGCAGACGCAGGCTCGTGCCCGAAGGACTATGTACTGTCTACAGACAGGGGAGGCCTGGGGTGTTCGAGTACAACTGTAAGGTGAGGAGGGTCGTCGATGGGGACACTGTCGATATTGATATTGATCTTGGCTTCAGTCACTGGATTCATGGTGAGCGGATACGTCTTGATGGCATTGATACTCCAGAGTGCCGCACAAGAGATGATGAAGAGAAATACTTCGGGAATCTCGCAAAGGACTATGTGCTCGAGTGGATCGAACGCAACGGGCCAGACCTCCGAGTAAAGACTACCTACAAGGACAAGTACGGGCGATATTTGGGGCAGATAATCAGCCGCAGCGATGAGGTCCTAAACGAGTCACTTGTAGAGAATCATCTGGCGGTCCCGTATGAGGGTCAGAGCAAGGAAGAGATCGAAGAGCTGCACATCCAGAACCGCAGCATGCACATCAAGGAGAAGTACGACCTCGATGCTGTAGTAGATAAAATAGCAAAGGAGATGATTGATGAAGATAAATATTGAGATCGACGAGGAGCACGT